TTAATATTATATCCACTCATTCTCTTAATATAAAATTCATTACCAAAACCAATAGAATATTCTGCAAAAGAATTTAACACAACCCTCAAATCTCTTCTCATATTAATTGTTGTAATATTAGATGTTACAGATTCATTACTATTATCAATAAGTGATAAAAATTTACTATATTTAAATCTAGCACCATACTTATTCATCTCAGTTGATTCTGCATACTTATTAGCATTATTTTGAACAACACTAGACACAAATGCGGCTGATTCTGCAAGATTTGAGTTAAAATATATTTTTGAATCTGCTTCAAGGTAAAGATACTTCAAATCAAGTATTTCTGGGACAATTCCTGCTACCGCATACTTCTTTAATTTTAATTTTAACTGTTCTTTGACCAAATTTGGAAGAAAATCACCAGTTTTGGGTTTTATGCTAACAAAAACCTTTCCATATTGAGGGGGAACAAGATCTTCACCCCCAAAAACAGAAATTGACTCTGTTTCGGGATAAATTTTTGCTGGAATTAGTGATTCATAGTCATTTGCAGTAATTGCTCTATTTTGAGAGGCATAAATTCGTGGAGCAAACTTTCTAACCGACTCTACAGACTCAATTGTCTCCCCACCAGAAGCAATTATGCCAGTTGTAAGTAAAGAAATGCCAGTTGTAACATTATATGTGTTTGCATTACGTGTATATTGGATTCTTCCTGAAAAATTGAAAGAACTGATTCCATTTGCAGAATCACCATTAGAAGTGATGTAATTAATTGTTATAAAATTGCCATCTTCAAGTGCTTTTCCAAAAATTCCATCTCCAAAAAATATTTCATATCTTTCATCTTCAATTTCCTGTAAAAAATAAACTTTTGAGTCAGATTTTACGTCAAAAAGACTATCTTGAGAATTATATTTCGTTTCTGTTGCTGAAGCTTCTGTTGGATTGACTGTAACAGAGATTAAAGAAGTATCAACACCTATATTTGGCAAAATAAATTTCTGATTTGGAACTCTTGCCGAATAAGTGTAAGTTTGAGTTAATAATGTACCTTCATATATCTCTACATCATTAAAATTTGCAATTCCATTGATAACTGGAACTGTAATATCACTCAAAATTGATAAAATAAAAGATTGTCCACCAAAAGAACCACTAGAAGCTGCTACAGGCCCCTTTTTAAGAGTCAAAGAAGCAGGTGCAGGAGTAATTCCACTAGTATCAACAAAGAAAGATACTGTTGCTCTTGCTGCTTTCCTTGAACGTGGTGTATAACCTATATTTCTTGCTAATGAAACTATGTTTTTTCTTAAAGTTGCCGTATCTATGAAAACCTCATTGGTAATCATATTAGCATTATAAGATGTAATGTAAGTATTATATGCCAGAACGTCTAAAATCGTCGAAATATTAGACCCATCGAAGTCATAATCCGTAAAATTTGAGTTAGATTTAAGATATTCTTGTAAAGTTGACTTAACTTGGTCAAAATCCAAGTTAGAAAAGTTAGCTAATGGCATTTTTATCTACTAGATTGCAAAACAAACTGTAATTCTTGTGTGGGAATCTCTGTTCCAATCACATTATACGTAATAATTACATCAAAACCGTTGTTTTCATAATCAGGGAATGCTTGTACATCATCAACTACAACTCTTGGTTCGTAAATAGTAATAGATTCACGAATTTCATCAACAATAATAGCAGCAGTTATATCATCTATGTTATCAAAGAGAGACTCTGTAATCCTTGAACCAAAAGTTTGGTTAAAAAACTTCTCTCCTGGTAATGTAAAAACAATATTACGTAAAGAACGGGCAATTGCATTCTCATTTTTAATCGCAATAAGATCATTATTCAGTGGATTAGACTGAAATGTCATACTTATGTCTTTAAAATTTTGACTTACCCGTTCTATTGGCACACTAATACGGCGATTATTGTTTATTTATTAAGGATTGCAAACGATTGTTTCAAATAATCATAGTTTGGTCGTCATATTCAAGTTCATCCTCTTCAAAATTACCAAAAATCTCACTTTGTACTAAATCATCACGTTTTTTTGGAGTAAGATGGTCATTTGAAACCTCTCTTAGCATCTTCTTTTTGGAGTTTTCCATAATTTTAGTATGTTTTTACTATTTAACAATAAAAAAAGGG